TTGATGGTGACGGGGAAAGCTGGCTGCGCCTTGAAGGCGGCGATCATGGCCTCGACCTGTTTATGCGCGGCCTCGATCGCTTCGAGCGTGACGGTGGTCATGTGTACTCCGAAATAGATAAATTGAGGAAGGGTTAAATGGCTACTCTGCGGACGGCGCGGGCGCGGAGCTGGGTGTCCTTGCGGGTGTTGAGCTGGAGGCCGAGGTTGAAGTACTGAAACCAGGCGGAGTCGTCGAAGCCGGCGTGCTGCGTGGACGTCCAGTACCAGGTGGGCTCGAAGGCCTCTGCGCCTTCGTGCTGGAAGGCCTCCAGCGGCGTCTGCACGGGGAAATCCGCCGCGTAGGGTCGGGTGGGCGGCACGGCGGAGAGGTTGATGCCGGAGCGCGCCCACAGGTAATTGCGGTCGGTCGTGGGCTTGCAGGCGCGGTAGCAGATCTCCAGCTCGTCCTGGCTGGGCAGATACCAGTCGTCGAAGCCGCCGATGCGCAGATCCAGCGCCCAGCCGGCCAGCACGCTGCCGGCGGCCTGCATGGCCAGGGTGTTGGCGCGGCCGTCGCAGTAGCTCTGCGCGCCGGCGACGCGCGCAGAGCTGCCGTTCCACTCGATGTCGTCGTGCTCGCCGTCGAACTTGGGCGCGACGACGAGGGCAAAGCGGTCGCCGTCGACGTCGACAAGGCCGGCGAAAAAGCCGCCCTCGAAAGGCGCGCCGATGGCGGGAAGCTGCAAGGATGCGGGGTCGGCTACGGTGTTCATGAATCCTCCTGTGTGACGTTCAGAAAGTTGCTGTGGTCGAATTGCCCAGCTCGGGGACCTGGGCGGTGGTGAGCTGGCTCTTCTTCGTCGCGGCCAGGTAGATGTCCGTGCCAACGGTGTAGACCTCACTGCGATGGCACGCCATCCACTTGCGCTCGGCCTGCTCGAGGTTCGCTTCGGCCACCCTGCGGGCCATCTCGATCCGCACGCCGGCGGCGAGGTCGGCGACGCTCCAGGCGACGAAGCCGCCGTTGAACAGGCATGCCAGCGCCGTCAGCACGAGCGCGGCCCTCATTTCTGCTCGGCCTGCGTCAGGGCGATGCGCTTCTGGATGTCCGCCACGCGCTGCCGCCAGCGCGGCACCAGCACGCGGTGATCGGCCTGCAGGCGCGCCAGGTCGGCGATGAGCATGTCGCGTTCCAGGCGCAGCCAGGAGAGCCGCAGGCGGCGGAAGAGGGCGGCGATCATGCGGCCATCCGCTGCAATTCGGCGCCGCCGAGCTTGAACCAGCCGGGCAGGGCGCGCGGCAGCCAGGCGACGCGCCGGCCGTCGGTGTAGAGCCGGCAGGCGGGCTCGTGCGGCACGCGCATGGCCTCGACGATGGCCTCGCGCACGGTGTCGCGGGCGGGCAGGAAGACGGCGTCGGCGCTCATGCCGGAACCTCGGCGGCGAGGTTGGAGCGGCCGATGAGGCCGGGGTCATCCTCGCGCTTGTCGAAGGCGCGGCAGAGTGCCTCGGCTTCATCGGTCGGCAGGGTCACGCGCAGACCCACCTCGAGGTCGGCGAAGCGGATCGTCACCCCCTGGTGTTCGCCCGGCAGTCTCGGGTAGTAGACTTCGCGCACGGCCAGATCGGCTGCGAAGATGGCCGCGATCACGTCGCAGGCCTTGAGGGTGGAGGCATGGGAGGCCACCCAGATGCTCACGGACCGGTTCGGCATGATCCCGAGAAAACTGCTGCCATGCGCCTCGACCATCTCCAGCCCGGCCTCCCGTAACGCCTCAGCGATCGCCTCCGCCTCGTGGCACAGATCCGCCGCGGCGATGATCGCCTCGGTGCGTGCATCCATTTCGGCCTTCATCTCGGCCAGCATCTTCTGCTGCAGGCTCATGATTCCTCCAGACTCATCTGCACCGGCAACCGGCCGGCCCGGGCCTCGCGCCGCCGCCGCTCTTCGCGCACCTGGTTGGCCAGGCACTGCGCGACATAGGGCACGGACTGCGCTTTCTGAAATGTCCAGCCCAGCCACCAAAGCCGCCCGCGCCTGAAGGCGTCGCGGAGTTCGGCGGTGGTTGGTTGGTAGGGCATGGGGAAAGTATAGCCACACTAAACAAGCAATGTCAAGCAGGACTAAACAAGATGGGCGAACAAACATGGAACCGGGCCTGATCGCCAGTCGGATGCGGGCGCTACTTCAGCGCCTGGCGCACGTGAATCAGATCATTGAGGGGTTTGTTGGCGCAGTGTTTATTCCAGTGCGCGGCTTCCTTGCTGGCTTTGTCGTTGGCGAAGCTGACGCTTTCCCTGGTCATGCCGCCGAACCCGTTGCGGGCGCGATAGAGGAAGCACATCACGCTGCCGTCGTCATTGACCATGATGGTCTCCCACTGCACGGACTCCGGTTCTCGCAGGCTGCGCTTGATCGTGGCGGCCATGATGGCGGTTTTCTGGAACAGCTGCTCTTGCTGCTGCTGGTAGGCGATCTCGGCCGGTGAGGGCGGCGCCTTTAGTGGTGCGTGAGACGGGCTGAAGAAGCTCCAGGCGCCGTAGGCCACGGCCAAAACAAAGAGCCAGCCAAATACGCCAACGGCTGGTCGCGGCTTCGCGCCGCACTTTGGGCAGGATTTCGCCTCGCTGCTGATTTCGCTGCCGCATTCGTGGCATTTCACCAGCGCCATGCCGCCCTCCGTTCAGTCGAAGTCGAGCCGCAATTGTACCGGCAAAACGATGACGTCAGCCTGATGTGCCGTTGTTGTGTTTGCTGCCCTGGCCTGACTTCGCGCTCTCGATGAGTTCAGCATACGAACTCCCCTCCCGGGTGAGCTTTTCAACGGCATAGTCCGGCAGTTTCTCCGCCACGCGCATCAGCGCAATGGTCTGCGGGCGCGGCGCCGGGCCATCCATCAATAGCCAGTCTATGGAAAAGTCGATCCGGCGGCGCAGCAGGATCAGCCGGTCGGTGGCCGGCGTCGATTCGTCCGACTCCCACTGGGAGACCATGCTCTTCGTGACGTCGCATATCTCGCCAACCTGCTCCTGGGTCAGGCGGTTGTCGAGGCGCAGTTGGCGAAGTCGGGCTCCGATGCTCATATGGCGAAAATACAGCACGTCTAAACCGCCGTGGTTTAGTGGCGCTTGACATGCTTTGTTAAGTGTGGATAAACTGGTGTCCATGGAAACGATGAGCATTAAGGAAATTGCTGCCGGCGCCGACGGGGTCGTGGCGCTGTCGCTGAAACTGGGGCTGTCGCGCAGCGCTGTCTCGCAGTGGGATCGCGTCCCGGCCGAGCGTGTGCTCGATGTCGAGCGCCTGACCGGCGTCCCGCGCGAAAAAATCCGCCCAGACCTTTACCTCCGCGAAAAAGTCAGTCCCGTCGACACGGCGGAAGCGAAGGAGGCGGCTTGAATGTATGCGGCTGTCAAACTCAATCTCGAACTGGCCAAGGCCATCGGATTGCCTACAGAAAATCTTCAGGGGTTCAGCATCACTGTAAACCCAGGTAGTTTCCCGGTAGTGAATGCGAATTTTATCGTTCGGACGACAGATGGCATCAAAGCCGTCTCTGAGGCTTTCGAGCTCCGACCGGTGGTGATGAATTCGCATGTCGTCAAATAAGGCTGTCGTGAACACACCGACAGCCTATTTTTTTGCCCAGCGGATGTCTGTCCGCGGGTGTCCGCTTAAAGCGTAAAGGGGGCGTACATGCAGTCGAAACTGGCTATTTTTGAGGACATCGACGACGCGCTGCGCGACGTGGTGCGCGAGATGGGCGGCACCAAGGTGGTTGGTCATTGGCTGCGCCCTGACCTCGCCCCTGATCAGGCCGGCGCATGGCTGAAGGACTGCCTCAACTCCGAGCGCCGCGAGAAGCTCTCGCCTCGCCAGGTGATGGCAATTCTGCGCCGAGCACACGATGCCGGCCATCACCAGCTGATGGAATTCATCGCCGGGGACAGCGGCTATGCCGCCCAGGCCATCGAGCCGCGCGACGAGCTGGCCGAGCTGCAGCGGCAGTTTATCGCCTGAGCTGTGGGGCGATGCGCGGCTTTATCGCGCAGCGTCCCACACGAGCGACGGGTTATACGGCTGGCGGTAACTACGAAGAAAGGAAACTGAAATGATGGGACCAAGCGCGATAGGGGCGCAGCCGCCACCGGAAGAACTGGACGAGTGGGAACCGGAGGAGCCGTGGTGCACCTGCTGTGCGGAACACTCAATAGAAGAACTGGACACCAATTGTTGCGATAGCTGCGGAAAGGACATTGAACCATGAGCCACACACCCGAACCGTGGGAATGGAGCGAGCACCATTTCAACGCGCCACCGTATGAGGGAAGGCTGAACAACGAATGCGGGATTTACCCACCGGACGGCGAGTGCGGGCCTGTGGCACTTGTAGGCGGGAAGGAAGATGCGCGCCGAATTGTGGCCTGCGTGAATGCCTGCAAGGGGATAAAGACTGAATCGCTTGAAATGGAAGTGTTGAGCTGGATAACCGACGAAACTGGCGAGAATCCTTTGCAGCGCGAACGTGACGAACTGCTCGAAGCGCGGCGGGCTTGCGGAGAACGGCTGATCGAGGTTGAACAAGAACGAGACGAAGCGAGACGGCAGACGGAAATTGTCGAGAACTACCTTGAAGCTGCGACGGGGAAGCTGGCTGAGTTAATCAAAGCTCGGCAGGTTCTTGGGGCAGAACTTGCGGAGACAAAACATCAACGCGACGAACTACTAGCTGGAATTTTTGCTGAGGAACCACTACGGAGGCAGATTGCAGAGTTGCGTGAAAAAGTCGGAGCTGGCGAGACGGCGAACAGGCAGGAACCGCTACAAAAACTCGCCGCCAGGCTGGCTGACTTGCTCGATGAGGATCAGTTCGCGGAGTGCGAGGCACTACTGCTGGCGGCCGGAGTGAAGCCGTATAACTCGGCAGTGAAGCAATCGCAGCACATCGCGGACCGCCTCGACCGAATGACTCAGCCCCCGCTGTCCGTGGCGAAATGAAGCGCGGCCCACGTCCCTGGACGCCAAAGGAAAAGGCGCAGTCCGTCGCCTGGCGCGGCGTCGGCCGAACGGATGAATGGATCGCCCAGAAGCTGGGCCGAGCACGCGGCTCGGTGTCGAACTTCTTTCAGTACGGCACCAAGGTGACTTCGGAGAAGCCGGCCAAGACGAAGATCCCGTGCCTGCGATGCCAAAACGACTTCATGTCCTGGGACATCAAGCGCAACCGGATTTGCGACCGCTGCAAGGGTGAGTTTTCGCGTCTGTCGCCTCTGGCCACGCCGTCGGGCGATGGCTGCAGCGTGGCCGGCCGGAGAGGCGCATGAAATGGCCGCAACCAAAGGCATCGACCACTACTGGCGCGTGATCCTCGATTATCAAAAAGTGCTCGGTGAGGCCTCAGACGTTTTGTCGAGGTTTCGGTATCTGGCTACGCTCTACGGCACCGAGGACGAGAGGCGCGAATTGCAGCAATCCGTAAACGCCGTCTGCGACAGGATTCAGGCATTCAACGATGGGAAAGTCTAATGCGCCTCATCACAAAGGCCTGGGCTGAATGACCGAAAAGAAAAACAAATCGGTCTGGGTGCCGATCCTGCCGGTGCCGGAGGGAACGCCGCCGGCGCGCTTTTCCCATTCTAATCGCGGCGACCCGCTGCGGGTTTTCTCATACAGCAGCAAGGCTGGCGAGCTGCTGGGCTACACGTGCCGATTCATCAGCTCGACGGGCGAGGCGGTGCATCTGCCGCTGACCTGGTGCCAGGATCAGGAGGGGGTGCGCGGTTGGCGCTGGATCCAGTTCCCGCGCCTGCGGCCGGTCTTCGGGTTGGAAGAACTGGATTTCTCCGGAGAGCCGAACGACATCCTGGTGTGCTTCGACGAGCATGCCGCCTGGCACGCGCGCAGGCTGGTGCCTTGGCTCAAGGTGGTGTCCTGGCCCGGCGGAGCCCGCAATATCGAGGAAGTGGATTGGTCGCTCCTTCGTGGCAGCATGGTGTGGATCTGGCCGACGCTGCACCGGGCGCGCGCAAAGCAGCGCCGCGACGTGGAGCAGGGCACCGGACAGGTGCTGCCGCGCGACCGCCAGCCGGGCTGGCAGGCGGCGCTGAAGCTGGAGCGGGTGCTGACGGGCTACGGCTGCAGCGTCATCGCCATCGTCGATCCCTGGTCCGACGAGACGCGCCCGGAGGGCTGGGACGCGGGCATGGCCGGCATGCAGGACTGGACGCCCGACCAGACGACCGATTGGATGATGGCGCACATGGCCAGGGGGATGGGCACGGAGGCGCAGCAGCGCCTGCGCAAGCTGAAGGGGGAGGGCGCTGCCGATGCGGTGCCGTCCGGCGCGGAGCCGGCTTCTACCCCTTCAGAGGCTGGCGCGGGCAGTGGGAAAGAGGATGTCTGGATTCCCGACCTCGTGTACAAGAACGGGTACCTGTCGGCGTGCCTGTCGAACGTTTTTCAGATTCTGTCGAACCGTCCGGAGTGGCGCGGCGTAGTCGCGCTCGATGAGTTCGCGTTGAAGGTGGTGAAGCGCAAGCCGCCGCCGTATGCGGGCGGCCAGGTGGGCGAGTGGGGCGACACGGACGATGCGCGCACGGCAATGCTGCTGCAGCGCCAGTACGGCTTCACGCCATCGTCTGCACTGATCCATGAGGCCGTCGCCGTGCTGGCCGACGGCAACCGATTTCACCCGGTCCGCGAATGGCTGGCCGGGTTGGTTTGGGACCGCACGCCCCGGCTTGACAGCTGGCTGGTGGACCACGTCGGCGCGGATGACAGCGAGTACGTGCGGCTGGCCTCCAGGTGGTGGCTGATGGGCGCGGTGCAGCGGGTGCTGCGGCCGGGCTGCAAGTTCGACTACTCCTTGGTGCTCGAGGGCGAGCAGGGCAAGAAGAAGAGCTCGGCATTCGATGTGCTGGGCGGCGCCTGGTTCGGCGACACCGACCTGGATTTCTCGAACAAGGATTCGATGCTGGCCCTGCAGGGCAAGCTGATCTACGAGATCCCGGAGCTGGGCGCCCTGGCGCGCTCGGACGAGCGCCGGCAGAAGTCCTTCCTCTCCCGCCGCTTCGATGAGTTCCGGCCGCCGTATGGGCGCGGCTTCGTCAAGGTGCCGCGCCAGATGGTGTTCTGCGGCACCACCAACGAGTGGGAGTGGAATAAGGATCCAACCGGCGGCCGGCGCTTCTGGCCTGTCGCCTGCAAGGCCGATGAGATCAATATCGCCGGCTTGGCCGAGGTGCGCGAGCAATTGTTCGCGGAGGCCTATGCCCTGGTGATGGCCGGAGAGCGCTACTGGCCGACAGCCGAGGAGCAAAAGCGGCTGTTCGATCCGGAGCAGCTGAAGGTCGAGCAGCCGGATGCCCTGGTCGATGCCCTGCACGACTGGGTGTATGCACGAACCGGGCTGTTCTCGCTGGCCGATGCGGCCATGGACGGCCTGAAGATGGATGCGTCGAAGCTGACGCGCGATCTGCAGACACGCCTGGGCATCAGCCTGCGCAAGCTCGGCTGCAGTCGGGTCGAGCGACGAAATGGGATGACGCGATTCTGGTACAAGCCACCGGAGAGAGAAGTGGCCACGTCGACGAATCAGTCTGCGCAGCAGGAAGAGGAGGTCAGCAATGCGCGGTTCTGACTTCCATACCTTCCATACCTGCTTGCCGAGGTATGGAAACTTAACCGCCTTGATTCGCAAGGTGTTTCCATACCTTCCATACCTTCCATACCTAACTCCCGCGTGTGCGGGGGCGCGCCCGCGCGTACACGTGCGCGCGCGCACGCAGGAATTTAATTTTCCAGTATGGAAGGTATGGAGGTATGGAAGAACGGCCACTGGCGCGGGTTTCCGGGCTCCATACCTGCTCCACACCTCTCTGAGGTATGGAACTCATGGCCGTTGATCTCAACCGCATGCGCCGCGCCTTCCTCTGCGCCGCCGCCTGGTGCGGATGGACCGAAGCCGACCAGGCCGAGATCGGCGCTGAGATCAAGTCAGCCCTCGATGCCGGCAACGAAGAGACGCTGGCCTACTGGGCCGCGCGCCTCGAAGCGCTGGCCGGCTGGGCACACCTGGCCACCCTATGCCGCGCCGCCGAGGCTCGCATCACGGCGCACCCCAAAGAGCAGAGGGGGGCGGCGTGATCAAGGTGAGAGTCAGGGTCGATGACAGCGCGACGCGCAGAGCGCTGAAGAACTTGCAGGACAATCTGCAGGATAAGGTGTTGCGGCAGGCGATCAATAAAGTGGCGGAGAAGGCGAGGGCAGAGATCAACCGGGCGATACCGGAA